TACAAGAACTGTTGAACGAACGCACTACCTTGAAGATGGTCGTTCTTGCTATGCTTGAGCACCGTGAAGAGATCACTATTCCTTACGACTTGGTCGAGGGTCTTGACTTAAATGAAAACATTCGCGTCTTGCGTGACGACAAGCAAGAATGCTTTTTCATAACAACAAATGAGGATGCAAAGAATGTATTCTGATCTGACACGCGACGAAAGGTTCCGGCTGGCACCCGAGGACAAGATAGAGTATCGATTGCAGAATCCTAACAACGGCATGCTTATCTTTTATGAGTCTGGCGCTGGCATATACTCTGACCCTGCTCTTGTGATACCTCAAATGCGAAAGCTTTCCTTTCGACTAGAGACTATTAAGAAACTGACTGGCGATGATCGTGTTAGACATTTCTACTTTGAACACGATGATAATTGGACTTTGAAAGTTTTCTTAAAGAAAGATCCCAAATGAAAATGCTACCTTAGAATTGACTGTTAATAAAATGATACAAGAAAGTGTTGCTCCCAGAAGTGTCAAAGCACGTTGGAAAACGCGAGGCTACTAAACTTGAAAAACTTTCACGTGAGTAATTTGATCAAACTGCCAAATACTGCAATCTCAGTTGATATAAACTATAATAATAATAACTAAGGCTTAAGTTAAGAATACATACAAATACTATACATCTGATTTTAATGTGCATGCATTCTGACTCGAAAATTTGATCAGTCGTTTTTTCATGTGAGTTGACACTTCTGGGCACTGTGTTTCGTATACTGGAAAAATTTCATGAGCCGTCCGAAAATAGACACAACGTTTGCAGACTTACGACATACTTTGGATGAGGCACGTAAGTCCTTGCCAGAAGATAACATAATTGATGCACCAGAACATAAGTCACGGAAGGAGCGCCGAAGAAAAATCAGAAACTATGATCTACCCAAAGATCGTCGCTGTCCAGACTGTGGGCAGATAAAATTAAAGTCGAGGCAGTGGGTCATTAAGGATGGCATTGTCACTTGCCTAGGATGCTGGAGAAAGATTTACTCATGACCTATTTTGTTGGGAATCGTTACCGCTGCACAGCTTGCGGCGGCAAGTAAGAAAGGCACAGGCATGGATAAGCCTGACCCGTGGGAGTACATACTTGAGAATGAACGCCGGCTTCGGAACATATGTCGTATCGGCAGCCGTGGCCGGCGTGATCTCGAAGAGGAACTCTGGTCTGACGTAGTGTTAGTGAAGGTGCCACGCTGCATCGAACTTTGGGACGAGGTCCGGCCTTTGTGGACTTATGTCGCAGTAACGATAAGAGCATACGTTTGGAAGTACGTGAACAAGCGCTTGCAGCATGGAGCCTTAGAGCAGCTCAATGAAAGGTCACAAGTAGTTGAATACTCTACCCGCTTAGAGGTAATAGAAATACTGGAGAGCTTGTCCCACGCATCACGTGAAATACTTTATCTTAAGTACATGAACGGTTGCACAACGGAAGAGATCTCTGTGTACTATGACGTAAGCATGGGCACTGCACATACTATGATACACAAGGCGCTTGAGGAAGCCCGGGAGATCTGGACTTGACTGGTTTCTTGCAGGGTCGACCACCCGAAGGACATGAACGCCAATGTCAAAGGATCAGGCACACCGGTCATCGATGCGCTAAGTGGGCAATCACTGGTTCTCGCTTCTGTCAGTTTCATGGAGGAAGCGGCAAGCGAGCAAAGGTCAGGAACTACAGCCTACCAATGTTTTATTCTAAGTACCTAACGAATACATTAAACGAAGCACTCGAGGCCCAGCTCGATCTTGACTCTTCTGAACAGTTAAACCTACAGGAAGAGCTCGCCCTTATGCGTATGACGTGCGCTCAGGCTGTTAAGCTTTTCTCTGGTGCTAATGAGATCCCCGAAGATCAAGACAATCGAGACGAAACGATAATGTCAGCGGCCATACTAATGCGAGAGGCCTTGCAGTCTGTCGCCCAAATGTGCAAAGACGCTGCTGCTGTCGAATCAACACGAAAAGATGCCATCACACCGATGGACCTCAAGCAGATCGTGAATCAACTGGTTCGTCTGCTATATGTCGTATGCGGCGAGGATAACGAAACTATAGCACGTGAGTTTGAGCGTCGAGTCAAGGATGAAATAAAGTTACCCAGCGATGTGTCAGGCACTGAACTTACTCCGGATAAAGATGTGCAAGGCATGTTCGATTCGATCCCAAAGAGTCCGGACTGAATCATATCTTAGCTAAGAGGAGAGGACAATGCCACGTGGCACAAAGATTTCAAATGCATCGGCTATTGCCGCATGCGATACTGTCGTCGACTTGATCGATGTCGGTATCACAAACACGGAAGGACGGGTGCGCATCTATGATGGGCCTCAGCCAGACAATGTTGATGATGCTCCTTCCACAGGCAACCACGCAACTGGTGCCATCACAGGAGCGACGCAGGCAGACCCAGTGGTTGTGACAAGTAATGGTCATGGCCTGAGTAATGGTGACAAGGTCTTCATCACCGGCGTTGCCGGCATGACAGAGCTCAACGAGAATCAGTACCTCGTTGCGAACGTCACGGCTAATACATTCGAGCTGCAAGACGAAGACTCCAATAACATCGATGGTACAGCCTTCACAGCCTACACCAGCGGTGGTACTTGGACACGAGGCAATGCCTTACTTGCAGAACTTAACCTCAGCAACCCCGCCTTCGGTGGAGCGGCTGATGCCAACCCAGGAGGTAAAGCAACAGCTAACTCAGTTACAGACGATTCGTCTGCTAACGCAAGCGGCGCTGCTTCTTGGTTCCGTGCTGTGGACCGTAATGAAACGGCGGTCATCGACGGTGACGCTGGTCCTTCGGGATCAGGCGCCGACATGATCCTTGACAACCGCGACATTGTCGCAGCACAAACCGTTAAGATCACTCTGTGGACAGTCACAATGCCAGAGTTCGATCCTAACGCATAAGTCACCTGTGTGTGGGGTGAAGGCGTCGGTCGTTTGAGCGCGCGGCCGGCGCCATCTTTTTAATGCTCATAAGGACTACGATCCCATGTCCGATCCCTTAAACATTCAACATGACGGTGACCACTACAAGGACCGTCCCATTCAACCCATTGAGTATTGTCAAAAGAATCAGCTCAATGCCTGCGAGTCCTTCGCCATAAAGCATATCACCCGTCACAAGGACAAAGGCGAAGGCGTCACCGATCTCAAGAAAGCTATTCACTACCTGCAGATGTTGCTCCACATGGAGTACGGCATAGAAAGCGATGTGACCTATGGAGGACTTACTAAACTCGATGCTTTCAGTTTATTCGAGACTTGTCCTGACGGAGCTGACTGAGGCTCGTTTGTGCTACGCCATCTCGAGGTTCGGTATCATCCGTATGTTGCCGGCTACTGCAGTAATGATTAGACCCGGTGATGATGTGAGTGAATCACTAGGCGTGACTGAGTTCTGGCTACATCCGCCTAAGTGTCATACCGCATGGCAATCTTTCGATGGTACCATTCATATGTACTCACCTAAAGGTCGTTTCGGTATTCACACTGCTTATGAGGACGATCAGATCAGCGGCGAGCTTCATGCAAAGCCTGGGTACTCAACATGGAACGTGTCTACTAACTGCATTACATTCTCACTTGACGACTGGGCATTGGAGGCTCGATGCGCACGGAAGTAATCATACCATTCTTTAATCCTTGTAGGTACAAGAAACCTGTTGAGAACCTCATAAGGTCGCTTACTGCCCATGCTTATCCGACGACAGTTGTTGAGCTCGTGTATGATGACGATGAACCTCTTGACCTTGAGTACTTAGCAGCGAATCATATCATTGTTCGTGGGTCACGAGATCGTCATGTAGCGTGGCAAAAGGAAGCGCTGATAAATCACGCAGCCGCAATGTCTGTTAAGCCGTACCTGTGTTGGTGCGACGCTGACATACTCTTCAGTGATCAAGACTGGTTAATTAAAACAGAGCAGTTGCTCGATGTACACAAGGTCGTGCAGCCCTTCACATCTGTGCAATGCTATGACATGGAATACGACCCAAGGATTTTTCCGTCGTTTGCTGCAACGTACAAGATCCGATTAAATCCTACGTGGCACGCTAAGCCTGGGTACTCATTAGCTTGGCGATCTAATATAGGACCTATACCTGATGTCGCTATATGCGGCGGAGGCGATCGTCTGATGCTGAACGCGGTCACAGGCTGGTGGGATCATCCAATGTTCGATTCCCTAAGTCCTATATGGAAACAAGAGGCAATGAAACAGTGCTTTCCCGTTAACATGGAGTGCCAAGCAGACATCGGCTGCACACAAGGAATGCTACGTTACTTTCCACACGGGTCCCATGACAACCGTAAGTACAATGAAAGGTTCCATATCTTAAGACGTTTAGGTTTCGATCCCAGGAAGCATATCGTCAAGGAAGGTCCTTTGTGGACTTGGACTGATCCCAGGTTCAATGACGCTATGCTTCAGTATTTCAAAGGAAGGCGAGAGGATGACTAAAGTCACATGCGTAATGCTGACGACTAAATGCCGTGAGGACTTTGCACGTAAGTCATTGCGTTCATTCATGAGGCAGACGGTTGATTGTGCTGAGCTCCTGATCATCAACCAAGGAGGCACACGAATTGCCGGTGATAACTATCGAAACGTTAAGGAGGTGTTCGTAGAGCCCTTTGAAACAATCGGAGAGGCCAGAGAGTATGCGCTTGACCTCGTGCAGACTCCTTACATCATGCACTGGGACGATGACGACTATCATGGGAAAGATCGAGTCAACCTTCAGCTAGGACAAATCGAACTTACTGGCCGTCCCAACACACTTAAGAACATGATCATCTGCGATCTTCACGACGTTGATCCTTTCGTCGCTCAAGGTGGTAAGTTCGGATTCGTCGGACTCTTTTGTGCAAAGACCGAAGATGTCAGAAAGATAGGCTACCCTCATAAGATGATGCACGAGGACTATCACATCACGTCTCAACTCGAAGACCTTGATGTAATCGACAACTCGCCAACTAATTATGTACGCTGGTATCACGGCAAGAACACGTGTTCCTATGACCATGTGTTTAATAAAATAGGTAAGACACGTAAGCAATTAAGCATGCGCGAACGCTGGTACTTCAATGCTGTGAAGGCTATGTATCTTCAATATGAATGTAACATTAAATGCAAAACAATCGAGGACATCGATAAAGTCGTACATGGCGTTCCTTTTATGACATACGCTCGAGCCTTATGGCTTGCGTCATACTTCAGTGATAAGCCTTCAAGACGTGCACTTGAGATAGGAACGTGTTATGGAGTTGGAGCTGCATACTTAAGTGTAATATTCGATCACGTGGATACGTTAGACCTTAACATATCGATGCACCGTGCTCCTAACGTATGGGACACGCTTGCAGCAACTCAAAGAACCAACGTCGTCGCTCATTATCGTGAACCTGACAGCAACGGGTTTCCTGAGTACATCACAGGTCGTTATGACTTCATATTCATTGATGGTGATCACAGTGAATCAGGTGTTCGTCACGACTTACAAGAGGCCTATGAGTACTTAGCACCGGGTGGCACGATCATTATGGATGACTTGGATCATCCTACCTATAAAGGCATTCGCAAGGTCTTTGATGAGTGCACGCTCGATAAGACAGAGTATAATGGATGGGGAATCATTAGACCATGACAGTATACGATCCTAACGATTACGTCTATGACGTGCTTAAGACCTTTCTCACCGACTACACGAGCCTAGGTCATCACGTAATGGCCGGTGCGTTTAGCACTGATAATATCAATGACTTTAGTACGCTTGATGACTCTGCAAATGATGCATTAGATAACGACGGCACAGGAGGCTCTTGGGATGGGTCTTCTTGGAAGGCGTCATGGTACAACACCGACTATGACAAAGTACTTGAGACGTTTCCATCGGCCGCCAGCCCTGAGTCAAGTCAAGACAATGCTTGGACGATCTTAAACGGAGTATGGTTTTGTGGAACGTTCAACGGCGTTCAGCAAATGTATGTCACATCAAGCGGTGCAAGCGAAACCGATTTCGCAAGAGTTCGCTGTGATGTTGCCGTAAGCGGGTCCACACATCCAGGCCAAGCAGTTGTGTTTGATTACCTTAATGCCGTAGGACTTAATTCATCAAGCGGCGGTGCAAGGATGGGTGCACTGCTTCAGTACTCAGGAGTTGCTGACACAGGCTATGCTGTTGTATGCGATGCCTCACGAACTGCTGCACCATTCGAGTTTGACATACGCGTCTATTCAATAAGTGCCGGCACTGTCACAGAGCTACACGAGACACTCGACGTCGAATGGAACTGGGGTGGCGGTGGAGGCGCCAGTAATGTACTGATGTGGTTCCGAGTTCAAGCCGGCGTGTTCTCCTTATGTGTAGGAACTGACGAAACTAAAATCTGGACTTGGACTGACAGCAACACATCGAGGTTCTCAGGCGAGTATTCAGGGGTCTGCGGAGATAAAGGATCAGTAGCCACTAACGTTGCGCTTAACGAATTCCGATTCTTTAACATCGATGACGCAACGTCGACGTTGTTCAATGATAACGCTACACCTGAGTCTGACCTTTCAGATTCAACGTCTGAGTTCAATGACACAGGCGACACTAATGTCTACCAGAACATTCATCCGTATGTCCTCTGTGCGAGGTACAGAACTGAAAGCAATAACTGGAAACATCGTGCATCAGTTGAGTTCACAAGATCAGGAACGAACCTTAAGCGATGGCTGTTCCCAAGATCAAGTTACTCAAACTCAGGCAACGCGTTTGTAGATAATTTCACAGATGGTAATGGCACAACCCTAGCTTCGCATACTCCCGACACAGGTACTTCTTGGGCAGTAGGAAGCTTAGGAAGTGGAAGTGCAACTATTCAATCAAACGCTGTAAGATTCTACGGGCAAGTTGATGTTCGTGACTGGTTGGCCTTAGGAGTATCAGGCGTTGAGTCGTGGCACAACTACTTGCAGGTTAACATCCTCCAGTCAAGACTTGACAATTACGTTGGGACAAAGACAGTTCGTCAAGGACTTGTCGTTCGTTACTGGAATCAATACGATATAACTGTTGCTTACCTTGAACCTATAGGCACATTGTCTGCTTACTTAAGGATCGCAACGGTAACGTGGCGTAACACCACGCAAGAGACCACAACAGTACTTGCGTCTGTGCCTGTGAGCTTAGGCGATGGCACCACCTGGGACCAGCTTGCTGTATGGGATCTTAACGGCCACATCTATGTTAGGCATCAAGCAGAGATAGACGGTGTGACAATTCAAACTTGTGTCGCAGCTGATGCTTATGATGATGTCGTTAGTCGATATGAAATCGATGGGACACATCAACTCGTAACAGACGGCACTTGGGGTTGTGGGCTGTATGCCTACGATGGTACGCCGTTCGCAGGTTACGTTGAAATGCACTGGGACAGTTATGTCCATACTACAGACGCATCAGTTAACCTTCAAGCAGACGATGCTGACACGGATTTCTATGCGGGATTCGTTCCTGTCATAGGAGCTGACATACCACCTCAAGGATTAACAGGAACCGATCTTGGGTTTCTTGTGCGAGGCACTTGGCTGCCTGTGGATGACTATGACGTATGGTACAATGCTTTTGCTTTCCTCAAGTTCAACATCCCAGCCTACTACTTCTACTCGATCAATCAGCAACTGCCGGCGTTTATTCAAACAGCGTTCTGGCTTGTGCACGAAGGACCTGTCGCCCAAGTACTTGCTCCATTACAGCAAGAGGCCTTTTGGGTTAACATCGCAAGCATGGAGCAAACGCTTCAAGCAATGCAACAAGCGGTCACCGCCTCTGTGCCTCCACAATCAGTATCGCAAATTGATTCGTTACTTGCGTCCTTAAGAACGGGCATCACGGTTTATAATCCTCAGTCAGTTGCTGAGGTTGAATCGATACTGCCGACGCTTACACAATCAATCCAAGCCTCTTACGATTATGTCTATGAGGCAATTCAAGACTTGCCCGCCTTTCAGCAAAGCCTTGCGGCCGCTGGTGAACATGCTGGAGCCATCAGTACTTATCTTGCAATGCTGTTGACGAATGCTGAAGTATATCCTGAGAACAGCCTAGACGTTGAGTCAGTTTTACAGGCTATGGTTTCATCCGCTACGGGTCCTGCTTCTAGCGCGGGACAGATCAATCAGCAACTTCAAGCGATGGTTTCAGAGGCAGTAGTAGAGATCTCAATCCTATCGAATATAGCTCAATCCTTGCAACCTATTAAGCAAGAAGTTTACACAGCATCGATTCATCTTGCAAGCATATCGTCTGACTTCCCTGCAATGTCACAAGGCATGGAAGCCATCATCGAAGTTGAAGCGGCAGTCAATTCTGTTCTTGCTGCTATCGATGCTGTCGCAATAGGCCGAACCGATTTCTCTGCACAAGTCAATCAAGTTCTTAAGGCAATCAACCAAGCGGCCGCGGCAGCAGCAGACTATGAGGCGACGATCAATCAAGCCTTGCAGCCTCTCAAGTCAGAACTTGATGGGTCAACTGAAATAGGATCATCGATTGCACAACGCCTTGAAGCACTCAACCTGTTCGCTGAGGCAACAGGAACTGAATTCGAGATACGTCAAAACTTAGTCGCCTTACAGATGTCGGCCTTTGCAAGTATCTTAACTGATACTGAGGTTCGTCAAACACTTCAAGCGATGACACAAACAGCTGAGTCCTTAAACGATGTGGCTGCTGCAATCAACACTGGGCTTGGGTACCTACAAGCACTAAGCACTGTGCAAGCAATCGACGACGCCACAATCAACTCCGTGTTAAGCGCAATGTCTAACGCGGGTCAAATAAAAGTTGAGGAACGAGGTATTTATAGAATACTGCTCAAGGTATTCGCTGCTAAGTCACTTGAGCTCAAAACAGAAATGTCCGACGAACTTAAACTTAAGGTATACAAAGATGAGATGCGCCACCTATAGACTCGGTAGTGAGCCAGTCATCGTGTTGATCGTTTATGATCCGGTGACAGGTCAACCCATGAACATTGCGTCAGCTCAAACGATTAAGATGTTCTTTCGTTTTGCTGATGAAGCTGTTATCGAAAAAGTAGCGACACTCCACACAGGCGGAACTGATGGAAAGATCGCTTACCAAGTTAATGGCACAGAGTTCAAAGAAGGTCGATGGAAGGTCGAAGGATTCGTTACCTTAGGCGTCGCTCCTAACGATCAAGATTTGTATTCCACAAGTGCATCCTTTGAAGTTGAACCCAGAATCTAAGATCCTATTATGCTTCCTAAACAATGGACACAGCTTAAGTATCACAGTCAGCAATGCGAAGCCTTTCGTCATCCTGCAAGGTTTAAGCATCTTGCTTGCGGTCGTGGATCAGGGAAAACAGAAATTGCTCGACGACGTATCGTCTGCGCTTTACCCGAAAAGAAGCCGCATCCTGATCCACTTTACTTCTTCGCGTTGCCTACGTTCAACCAAGCTAAGCGTGTTGCGTGGAAACCCATTCGAGCTCTTATACCAGACGAATGGATAACAAAGGAAAGTATCTCTGAGATGGTTATCGAAACCATCTTCGGTTCCACGCTTTACATTGTGGGTATGGATAAACCTCAAAGACTTGAAGGTGTTCAGTGGGATGGCGGGGTAATCGACGAGTCATCAGACCAAAGACCCGGAGTGTTCGACCTTTCTGTGTTGCCGGCTCTTACACACAGGCGAGGTTGGTGTTGGCGTATTGGAGTTCCTAAACGATTCGGCATAGGCGCTGGCGAGTTCAAGACAGCCTTTGATAAAGGCCTTGAACGTATGGATGGTAGCTTTGCATCGTGGACATGGCCAAGCGCTGACATTGTTGATCCTGAAGAACTTGAGATGCATAGGAACGCGCTTGACCCAAGAGACTTTAACGAACAGTACAATGCGTCTTGGGAGAAGGCAAGTGGTGCTATATTCTATGCCTTTAGCGATGAGAACATTACACCAGCCGCTGTGTATGATCCAAGCAAACCCGTCATCGTCGGTAGTGACTTCAACGTTGATCCCATGTCTTGGGTATTGTGTCATGAGGTTAACGGTGAACTCTTTTGCTTTGATGAGATAAGCTTGAGCAACACGAACACTCGTGAAACATTGGACACACTTTACAATCGGTATAAGACCCATGAAAATGGTTGGGTGTTCTATGGGGACGCAAGCGGAGCCGCACGTAAGACGTCCGCATCATCAAGCGACTATGCTCAAATAAAGAATGATGAAAGATTTGCTCGTAAGAAGGTATTATATCCAAAGAAGAACCCATTAAGGGCTAACAGGTTTGCCGCTTGTAACGCTCTCTTCTGTAACGCTAAGGGTACACGTCGCTTTTGGGTTAATCCTAGATGTACACACCTCATCAGGGATCTTAATCAAAGAGCTTACACGCCTGGCACTAAAGAACCTAACGATTCCGGAAACATTGGTCATATGTCAGATGCACTAGGCTACATCATATACGCTAAGTGGCCTATTCGTATTGTCACAAACGAAGTAGCTGAGGTCGCAGCGATATGACAGCAAAGCAAAAGACACCACCTCAGTTAGTCGCCTACGGCACATCAACTGTTACGACTGACCGTGGTGCCATCGGTAACTCGAACATTGGATTCGATTGGTACACTAAAGTTCGCAAGATGCGTCGTGACCCGACCATCTCGCTTGTGCGTCAGTTGGTAGCAGCGCCAGTACTTGCAGCATCATGGTCCTTTGAGGAAACTGAAAACGTTCCTGAAGGCGCTACTGAATTCATCCGACGAGAGATGCTCAAGATCAAGTTCGAGCTCGTAAGAACATCGCTTATGGGTTGTATCGATTTTGGGTGGCAAGGTTACGAAAAGGTATTCGTTACCGACGATGATTCAAACATCACGTACAAAAAGCTCAAGCCGCTGCTACAGGATATAACAGAAATTAGAATTGATGAACAGACAGGCGCGTTCTATGGCTTGAAACAAGATGAGATCTTGCTTGACTCAAAGGAAACATTGTCTGTTGCATTCGATGTCGAAGGTACCGATTGGTATGGGTACCCAACAATGAAGGTCGCAGAGTCTGCATACAACATGTGGAACGATGCCAACGATGCCGCCAGTCGACACGATTCTAAAATTGCCGGCAGTCACTGGGTGGTTCATTACCCAATGGGCGAAAGCTTATACAATGGTGAGGAAGTATCGAACGCTGACATAGCACGTGACATTCTTGGTAAGCTTGAATCCTCAGGGCGTATCATGGTGCCGCGCGTCATTCAAGAATTCGTTGACTCACAACCTGTTGATGCATGGCACATTGAACTTATCACAGCTTCAAGTAGTGCGTCCTTTACTGATCGTCTCAAGTATCTTGATGCCCTTAAGGTTCGAGCATTCGGATTTCCTGAACGATCAATTCTTGAAGGTCAGTTCGGCACAAAGGCTGAAGCTGGTGAACACGGTGACTTCGCAATCACCAACCTTGAACTTCGACACCTCACGCTTGTTAACTTTTATAACAAGTACTGTGTCAATCAATTGCTTGCCCTTAACTGGGGTCCCAAGGCTGTGGAGACGGTTAAGATCGTTCCTGCAAGTTTGGCCGACACAGAGAAAGAATACCTCAAGCAACTCTACCAAGCTATGATAACGAATCCGGAAGGGTTCTTACAAGAAATCGATAACATCGATCTTGAAGCTGTTCGTGAACGGCTTGGCATTCCTAACATGCCTGCAGACGATGGTCCTGATGCATTAGATCTTTTGAAAGGAGTGCCCAGTGGTACATAGGCAATACATTGGAAATGAAAAGGTTCCTGTGCCGATTGAATTCGCAAGCTTCACAGCGTCTACATCTGTTGTCGCGATCACGTCTCACTTTACTGCTGAGGAACTCGATCAAGCGAACGCTGCTGTGTTCTCTGTGAACGGCGGCCAACTTCATTATCGTTATGACGGCGGTAACCCAACTGGCGCCGCAGGCTTAATGCTTGATGACTCAGGTGGAGACGCTACTGCTGTTGTGTTCGGAGAGGTTAACGTCAAGAACCTCAAGTTCATTAAAGAGACGGGTGGTCCTGACGTAACCGTAAGTGTTCAGCTCGAACGTCGAGGACACATGAATTATTACTAGGAGATCCCGACATGAAGAAGCTATTGACTTTCTTACTAATGCTTAGTGCGTCAGTCGTTTATGCTGGCGACAGTAGAACACTTGTGATCAACGATTCAGGTTATTACTTGATGATCACGCCTCAGACTGCTGCACCTTACTTCGAGAAGATCGACGTTGTCATTGACGTCACGTCCAACGGGCAGACGCCGACTGATCCACAAGAGCCTGACACGCCGGATGAGGATCCTATCGTAAAGGAAGCAGAGCGGATGGCACAGTCCATCGGAAACAAAAAGGATGCCGAGATCGTAGCCGCCGCTTATCTTTTCTTTTCAGACAAATTGGCTTCCGGTGAAATGGATAAGTCAGGATTTGAAACTGCGTTTAAAGTCGCACGTCGTATTGCCGGCCGACGACTTGAGGAGGACTGGTCGCCTGCTTGGAAAGTCTTTGACGAAGGCATGGAAAAGGCAAATGATTTGCCTTCGTACCTCGCAAAGATTTCTGAAGGCTTAAGTAACTATGCCAACGTTGAATCTTCGGAGCTGCTTAACTCCGAACGTGAAGACGCTACAGGCGCGGAGATCTTGTTGATCATCGAAGCCATCGTTCAACTACTTAAGCTGTTAGGGGTGCTCAAGTAATATGCCTTCACGAAAAAGCGATGGATACTTACCGCCACTACGTGAACCTCATAAGGACAAGGTTGAGTACTTGGCAGCCAACGGTTACTTTGAAGGTGACATGCCCGATGCAGACAAGCTCTCCGAAAAAGACACTCTATTCCGAAATGCTACGCTGGCATTCCAAGAACTTGCGGGACTGCTGCCAGATGGTAACTTCGGACCTCAATCAATTCGGCGGACGCATGATAAGTGCTGTGCGCTACCTGACCTTAATCACGGATTCGTGCGTAAAGGAAATGGTTGGGCTGAGTTCTCAATTGAGGAAGCATGCACAAGAAAGTGGGCAACGAAGAACTTAACTTGCACTCACAACTTGTCACACTCTGCTATGTCAAAGGAAGAGATTCACAAGGCGTGGTGGGAAGCAAAAGTTGAGTGGATGAAAGTTTGTGGTATCGTCTTCAAGCATGTGCCTTACGATGGTGCCCGTTCTGCAAACTTTGTTCACAGCATGGAACGTATGGATGGCTCAAGTGGCAAGCTTGCTTATCACTACCTTCCTAACTGTGGACAGCCTGCCGGCTCAACATTGGTTGGTCGATTCGATTCCGGCGAACGATGGAGCTTCAATTTCTTCAAGGCCGTAAGCGGTCATGAGGACGGACATGGCCTTGGACTTGGTCACGACTCGAATCGTAACGCTTTACTCTACCCGTATTATCAGAGAAACGTTATCGTTCCAACAGCACGAGATGCCAAGCGTGTTCAGGACAGATACGGGAAGCCAACAACACCACCTACTGATCCAGGAACTCCGGGACCAGGGATTCCACGAACCTTGGAGCAGCGTGTTCTACAGAATGAACTCGACATCTCAATCAACCGACAATTGATCGAAATGTTGATGTCAGAAAGGCGATGATCCCTTGCGATACATCTTACTTATTGGATTTACTTTCTTGTGCCAACCGGCACTAGCCCAGGTGGTCGTGAAACCCGATGCACGACCTATTTACATTCGTATCGACTCCAGCCCAGTGGAGACGTCTTCTGAGGTGACGTCGTCCAAGGCCGAATCTGGTGCGTCGACGAATCGGGTCGCCGAGTTGGAGAAGGAGGTAAAGGAGTTAAGAGCACTACTTGAGTACAGGCAAAAGCTTAAGGTTCCTGTCATCGACGTTGAACCTGAGATGCCTAAGTTTGCTCCGTACCCAACGACTCCTGCGGCACGTCATTGGAACATGGGCAACATACCTATGACCAATGCAAATCTTATAAGACACTTGATGGGAGAGATTGGAGATCCACAACACCGTGGAAGGTTCAGTCGCGAGTACTTGCAGTACCTTGCCTCACTTGAGAATGGGAACGCAAGGCTAAGAGCCTTACACTCTGATGATCACGACAATGTAATCAGAAATGGTTATGTTCCTGGTCCTCCTCGCTCATCTTTTAAAGCTACACAACGTACTGTGACTGAAGGTGGATGGACTACGGTTTGCCCTTCAGGCAACTGCCCAAGGAGGTAAGCACGGATGTTCACTGACTTAGTGCGAGAGTTTGGTGTAGGAGTCGCCATCGTTATCGCTATCTTTACAGGTGGTGGTTATATCCTATACCGCTTGTTCGCAAAGCAAGACGGGATCTTAACCATCGTTTCGCAAAGGCACATTCAATTCATCGACGTAATGCAGGAGCAGCAAACAAAGTTAACGTCAGCCACCGAACAGTTGGCTACGTCATCAAAGGTTGCCTCTGAGAACATACAGATGATGAGCGCCTCAAGAGACAATTTGCATAGGGCCGCATCACACGCATGCGACTACCTTGAGCAAGTTGCTAAGTCCTTAGACATTGAGGATCAAACGAGGGCTAGCATCAACAACATACGTTCTGAAATAAGTTCGCATTAAGAAAGGGGGTGATCCTTTGAAGTCTAACTGGAAGACCACGGTGTTCGGAGTCTTGGCCGCTTTGGAAGTTGTCGCAATGGAAGTTAAGCTTCTGTTCGATGCTGACCCAGGTACCAACCCGAACTGGAATGCAGTTGTCGCAATCGTTTTGACCGCCACGGGATTGGTGATGGCAAAGGATAACGACAAGTAAGAACTGGGATCGGCCAGTCGGTGGATTTAGGAAGATGAAGCCGGCTGGCTTTTATAAGGAAAAAGATATGACGTACGCTGTTCGTAAAGACATTGAAAACATCTTCGGCTGTACCAACGTTGACACATGGGCCGACCTTGAAAATAATGGTGATGCGTCATACATTGAAGAGCGAATTGATTGGGCCCTTGAACTTGCAACAAACACGCTCAATGACCACATGCACGAAGGCCCGTACGAATTCCCGTTGACTGCAACACCTTATCCTTCGTCTGTGATATACTACACAGCGATGTCGGCTGGCATACTTCTTTATGATTCACGCGGCCTACGAGACGCTGACCCGGGTAAGGACATTCTTCAAACTCATCGCAACAAGTATACGTCTTGGATAAACGCGGTCCTTGCCGGTAAGTATCGTATAAGCGAACTTGATCGTCGTGATGGAGTTGATCCTTTTCCTGAAGTTGTAACATGACACAAGCACAACAGCTAAAAGACGTTCGTCGCATCAACGCAGCTGGACAAAAGCTTGCGTTAAGAAAGGCCAACGCTATACGTAAGCGAGCTGTGTCTGCCTTTCAACGAAACGAATCGATCATTGAGGTTCGTGACATACTTATCGATGGGTATAAGGACATTCTTGTTCGTGCTATGAAGGTCGCCTATCTTGCTGGCTGGCGACGTATCGAATCTGAAGCACTTAAGCAATCATTTAAGTTCAGCGAACTTGGAGATATGGAACGTGTCCTAGGAAGACTTGCTGATCTTCCAACAGTAGAGGATCTTGAACGCCAACTAGAGTCCCGTGCAATTAGAGTCTTGCAGGACTCCACAGACGAAATCGAGTCTAAGCTTCGTAAGAAAGTAAATGAACTTATAAGCGAAGGCGCAACAACACGGAGAGGAACTCAAGAACTTGGAAAGACATTCGATAGCTTGGGCCTTACCCCGCGTAACTCGTATCAAATCGAGAACCTGTTCCGAACACAAACCCAACTTGTCTATGGGGCCGCCAAGGATCACGCCGAGCAGTCGCCTGAAGTCCAAGAAATCCTATGGGGTTATAAGTATCTTACCGTGGGAGACAATCGGGTTCGTGATGAGCATGAGCGAATGGAAGGTGTTGTGTTTGAAAAGGATGACCCACTGATCGATAGGTGGTATCCTCCTAATGGATGGTCATGTCGATGTCAACTTGTACCGTTGTTTGATAGGCCACCAGGCCGCATCAAACGTCCTCCATCTGATGTTCCGGAGGTCGATCCACAATTCGCTTTTCGTCCAGGTAGCATCCTCCGTCCACCTCCTAGCTCAGGCAAACTTGTAGTACCTAAACCTCTGCCTAGAGACCCTTCATTTGATCTTAACGCCTATGAGCGAGCCAAGCAAGATCCAGGCTTAGGTATTGCAGGAATCACCGTTAAAGAATCGGGTCGCATTCAAGTTAAGAAACCACGTAACATATCGATGGCACGTGCACAACTTGAAAAGATTCAACAACTCAGGGACGCGGCATATGAAGCGGCAAATGCTGCAAAGAGTTTGCCTCCTAATTCAGAGGAGAAGGTCAAAGCTGAGTTATTATTGAGACACACGGTTCAACAGTATGAACGTGTTGTGAGGAACGTAAGATCGTTTCTCAATTGAAAACGAAGTTAGTTTTCGGGTATAGATATATATGACAACACCACTAGCCTACAACACTGATGACCTTTCACCTCTCAAATTAAGTGATGAGGCTGAACACGTGTATGAAAAGGAACTCATCTACACTGGAGAGTTCTACACAAAGGAAGGCAAACACTCTGTTACTGCTGAAGACATTGATCATTGGGTTAAAGTCTTCAGTGAAATGAAAGAAAATGATATTGAGGTTCCTGTGCCTCTTGAACATACTGACGACCCTGACAAACGACGTGGCACAGTTGTTGAGCTCCGTGCTGGTGAAGATGAGAAAGGTCGTTATGCTCTCTTCGGTAAGATTAAGTTCAACTCTAAAGAAGACGCCGAAAGAGGCAATCAAGTTAGTGTCTTTGTCCCTCCTAGCTACACGGACGGACTTGGCAACAAATACTATCGACCTGTGAGACATGTGGCTCTCACCGATTACCCTGTTGTCCCCGGGCTTCAAGGTTTCGAGAAGGTCCTCGCTGCATCTTTGACAAAGAAAGCACAACCTATGGATAACCTTATCCAACTCCTGAACGAAGAGTTGGGCTTGGAGCTGGAGCCCGGGTCCAACGAAGCAACGGTGTATGCCGCTGTGAAAGCTGCCATCGACGCCGCAAAACTTGCTCCTCCGCCAGATGATGAAGGCGGTGAAGGCGACGAAACCGATGAAGGCGAAGAAATGGCTGAAGGCGGTGATGACGACTATGACGAAGAAAAGAAGAAAGGCATGTCTGCCTCGCTCGTCAAGCTTGTCACCTCTTCACGCAACACGATCATCGATGGTCTTGTAGATGACTGCAAGATCACACCGGCTGTTGCCAAAAAGCTGAAGAAGCAATACACTGGCAAAGACCGGTTGACCTTGTCCTTCTCCGAAGGTGAGATCACCGATAACTTCGATGATGTCATCGATGCTTTGAAGGACAACGAACCCGTCATGTCCATGGGTGAAAAGACCAAAGGGCAAACCCTTCCAAAGGACGGCTCAAACCCTTTGCTGAAGGACGCTGAATCTCGTAACTCGTAAGGCCGCCCGTCTTATCGAGTCGTATACTCTTTCTCAAGGAGAATGAAAAATGGTGGTGAAGACAGAAGGAAACGACCCGGGCGAGTTCCTTGCGGAATACTACTCGGATCGTTACAACTTCGAAGAAGTGGATGTCGATGTTCCGACTGGTGCGAACATGGATGTGACTGAGGAAGAAGTCCTCGGCATGCCCATCAAGGACAACGCCGGAACATGGGAGTTTCTTCGAAGCACTGACGAAGCAAACGCCGATGGCGTTCTTATCACCGGACCTGGTACTGACGGAAGCAAAGCGGCCGCCACGACCTCTGGTCCGTACAAGGCGCTTGTGCGAGGTCCTGCAGTTATCGTGCAAGATCTCATTCAAGCGAACGATGGCTCAGGTGTTGCATTCGACACCGTGGCAGAAATTGTCACGGCACTCGAAGCGCTTAACATCGTGTCTCGTTCACAAGTCGCTGTCACGGAAACTCAGACGACGTAGTCTGAGGGCCAGCAGCAGTAACCCATACGCACTAACTTCTTGAAAGGAGACAACAGTGCCCGGAGTACTTGACGTGTTCAGCGATGACGTGTTCGGCACACTATCGTTGACCACCGCAATCGACAAGCTGCCGTATATGCCTAATCGTATTGGCAGCATGGGGCTCTTCCAGGAGACTGGGGTTCCTCACCTTTCCGTAATGATCGAAGAACGTGATGGCAAGTTGTCCTTGCTGCAAACACGAACACGTGGCGTTCGAGATCAACAAGCACCGAACCGCAAGCGTAAAGCTCGCACGTTCGCCATTCCGCATATTCCGTACAGCGATCAAGTGCTGGCCGACGACATTCAAGGAGTCCGACAATTCGGTTCCGAGAATCAAGTCGAAAGCATTGCGAAAACTGTCAACGACAAGATGGCTTTCATGAAGCAAGATCATGAAGCCACCTGGGAATATCACCGACTTGGTGCGGTCAAGGGAACTGTTCTTGATGCTGATGGATCGACCATCTACGATCTCTTCACAGAGTTCGGCATCACGCAAACAACCCTGTCCATCAACTTCGCTTCAGACAACGTCAAGCTGAAAGGCTTGTCACTGTTGCGTTCGATGGAAACCGCTTTGGGCAACACGCCCTACCAATATGTCCACGTGTTGTGCGGCAGTACCTTCTTCGATAACCTGATCACGAACAGCGAAGTCGAAGCTGCCTATGACCGTTGGCAGAATGGTCAATTCCTTCGCGATGATCCTCGTTACACGGGATTTGAATATCCCAAAGGGATCATCTGGGAAGAATACCGAGGAGGAATCGGGGCACGAGATCCGTTCATCGCAGCGAACAAAGCTCATGCAATTCCCATCGGTGTTCCCAACCTGTTCCAACGGTTCAATGGACCGGCGGATTACACGGAAACGGTCAACACAATTGGTCGACCTCTATATGCCAAGCAAGAACGAATGAAGTTCGACCGCGGCATCGAGCTCGAGACTCAATCGAACCCGTTGCACATCTGTAACCGACCGAAGTGTCTGATCGAATTGACTGACACCACACCGTAATGGTGAGGCCTTAGGACCGTAACCCCGCTCAATCAATTGGTTGGGCGGGGTTCTTTTAGAGTTTTAATATGACAGACATTGATGCGGACGTAAAGATCGACTTGACGCCGCTTAAAAAGTTTGGCGATCGTTTCCAAAAGGAACTGTCAGGCACAGCTTCCACGGGACCGATTGTAGCTATGAAAAAGCAATGGGCAATGCGTTACCGATCCTTTGCTCAATTGCGTTTTGATAAAGCATCAAAAGGCGATGGTACTTGGCCTCCCCTCAAGCCTTCCACAATTGCTGGAAGACGTGGCGGGAGTTCAACTATCTTGAGAGACACGGGCACTCTATTTGCAGCACTTAACCCAGTGTTCCTTTCTCAAGCTGGTGCGTTACAGAAAAACATTCCTTATGGTATACGTGTTGGGTTTGGCGGACCTGCAAGTCATCCTAGCGGAAACGTCAGTGTTGCAGACATCGCTTCGTTTCACCACTTTGGGAAAGGCGTGCTACCCACTCGTTCCATTATCGTTAAGCCTCCTCAATCAATTGTGAACAAGATGGTTGATGACGCAAGACGAGCTGCGGAGAAACTAAAGAATGACGTATGACGATCCTTTAAGTATCGTATTTAAGTCTCTATGGAATTGCGCCGAAGCATCGGAGCATGTCACAGAGCTTGTACGACTTAAGAATCGTATTCGTCTTGATCAAAACAATGATCCCATTAAGCGCACAGTGACTGATGCTGACTTGCCTGAGCTCACATTACTTACTGACGGCGGTAACGTCGGACTGCAAGTAACGAGTTCTGGCACCAAGATCACTAAGAACTTTGCTTGGATGATCGCAACAGGGCAAACTCTAGTATGTGAAAGGATTCTTCCAGTTGAGTTTGCTCTCGTTCGTGCTATGAAGAACTGGCCTGAGCATGTTGCTCAAGAAACATGGAACGGAAAACGTTTCGTTAACGTCGTACGCATGAACGATATCACTGAAGGCGAAAGTGATCCCGAACGTAACCGCGGTATCAAAGGGTGGTCCGCACTAATGAACATAGAAGTCGAGATGACTTTCCAGACAGGAGACTTATAATGGGAGTTTACTCCGGACGCTTAGGCGTCATCAATGGTCAAAGTACCATGAGAAACTGGAACGTGTCGGAGGTTGAAAACTCAGCCCGGTACGTCGCCTCAAATACTCGTGGTGGATCTGGTCGAGACAAGGGCGCTCGTGACTGGACAGGAGGATTCGGGCTGTACGGCGCTGTCCCAACGGTTCTCCCTGGTGACCAGTTTACATTCAAAGGTCAAACGTCGCCTGATGATCTTACACCAGGTAACGCCGGCGAGGTCTTGACGGGCCAAGCAGTGGTCACTCAACTGACTGTCAATTGGAACTGGGCGGGCGGTGAACTGCTTGCGATGGACGCTTCGTTCGGCGGCCATCTTACCTTAACGAAACAGAACGCAACTCAAGCCAAGGACTCCACAGCTCCTGCTGCTCTTACTGTTGTCGGTACTAAAATCGAACACAGTACTGATGGAGCAACTTGGCATGAAATTCCTAACCTCACGTCCGCGGCCCTTTCTTTAACGAGTGAGGTTCCGACTTACGTGAACAGTAGTACCTACGATGCGGGCACGTCTGCATTGTGGACAGGTCGAACGAAAGGTCCGATTGATTGGACTCTTGCTCTCAACCAAGAGGACAACAAGCCGGGCGGCTCGAATGGTTATCCGGCAATTGGAACTAAGCATCAGTTCCGATGCTATGTCAATGCAACCGACTACTGGCTGCTCAAGTGGGGTCAAGTTGGTGATTACTCAAACCTTACTGTTGACCGTGAAACTGGTGCGATCATCAACCGCACGATCAACATTGGCATGGCAGGCTACAAGGACGGAGCTGTTGGTGCCATCACGCTGCCCGGTGCTGGATCACCGTGGTGGCCGTTCTGATACTTTAATCCCAGAGGTCCCAGATGCCAGGAAAAGTTCGCACAGAGATTCAACTGGAAGGCAAGACATACTTTGCGTCGCCACTCACAGACAAAGACATTCAAGAATTGGACTTGTTCGTAAGACAGCAGTTCATGAAGTCTGTGTATGAAACGTTGCCCGAAGACTTGCCTGATTCACAAAAGGAAATGGCTGTTCGCCAAGCACAGATTACTTGTTCCCGCATGACGTTCATGAGTGGCGAGGGATCAAGAATCATTAGCACAGTGCCGGGCATGACACGTCTGACTTGGCAAATGTTGCAGCATAATCATCCGGACTTAACGGTTGAGGACCTGCACTCTATGCTTCTTAGTCCTGAGAACATTCGCAAGGCCAACGAAGTATTCAACGAGGTGAACAGCCCAGGAAAAAAGTCCAAGAAGAAACCCAAACAGCACCAGCCCAAGAGTCCGAAGAAAGGGAAACAAAAGAAGTAACCTATGAGGAGCTCGAGCTTGCAAGAAAGCAAAGGTATCAACTTATCGCTTCCTGGTACAAGTTCACTCCTGATCAAATAGCAGACATGACTCATGAGGATCAGATGCTTCTTATAGAGATCATTCCTGGTTCTCAAGGCGATTCTGATTCAGACAACCTAACCTTTGAATCAGAAGAAGATTACGCGAGGTGGTTAAGTGAGCGAAGGCAGTCTGACAATCGATATCAAGGGCAAGAACGACGACCTTGACCGAAGCTTAAAAGAATCACGTGACTCTGTTGAAGGCTGGGGTAAAGCAGTCAAGGCAACGTTCGTTGCGGTAGGAGCTGCTATTGTTGCTAAGAAGGTATTCGACTTCGGTAAGCAACTCTTTTCTTTATACGCGGAACAAGAACAAGCTGAAAAGAGACTTGAGTCTGTTCTTAACGCTACTGGCAACGCTGCCGGCTTCACGTCTGATGAGATGAAAGATATGGCCTCTGCAATGCAGGAAATGACTACCATCGGCGATGAAGTCATTCTTCAATCGCAAGCCATCATCGCTACATTTAAGAACATCAAGGGCGACCAGTTCAAAGAAACCTTAATGGTTGCAGCCGACATGGCCGAGGTCTTAGGAACAGACCTTAAAGGCGCAAGCATGCAAGTTGCGAAGGCTCTTAACGATCCTCTTAAAGGTATGTCCGCTTTATCTAGAGCAGGCGTTCAGTTTACTGAGCAACAAAGGGAACAGATAAAAGTTCTGCAAGAGTCTGGTGACATCGTCGGTGCTCAAAAGGTTATTCTTGCTGAGCTTTCTGGAGAGTTTGGCGGTGCGGCCGCAGCTGCTGCAGACACGTTCACCGGTCGTCTTACACAGATGATGAACACTGTTGGTGACATTGGTGAAATGATCTTTCAAGCTTTCGTTCCTGCGATGGACGCGCTTGCTCCTTATCTTCAACAAGCGGTAGCCTTCACTAAGAACTGGGTTGGGTATCTTGTTGAGAACGGCGAGGTCATGGGTAACCTCGTTAAGCGAGTCGCAGAGTTCGGAGAAACAATAGTTAAGTGGCTCGTGGACAAGTCAATCGTTGCAGTCTCTGTCTTTCAAGCCGTGTTTGAAAACATGGGCACGTCACTTCAGTTGTATCTTAACACCTTTCAGCTTGTGTTTGTAAGTGTCTTCAATAACCTTGTGCACTTCTTAACGCAGGTTATCCCAGGATACCTTAAGTGGTTCGTCGATAACTGGAGAGACATATTCACAGACGTTTACAACTTCACTAAGACTGTGTTTTCTAACTTGATGGAAAACTTATCAGACTTTTGGACTGCGCTTAAATCTTTTCTTTCTGGCGATGGTTTCAATTTTGAGTTTACCGGCCTGACAGAAGGCTTTGAGTCATCCATCAAGGCCTTGCCTGAAATTGCCGAAAGGGAACTAGGTCCATTTGAAAAGGAACTAACAGACCGTGTTTCTAGCTTGTCTAGTAAGCTAAACGACTCGATAAATGATAAGGTTGCTGAGAATCGAAAAGCTTTCGCTGATATGTTTACTTTTGATAGTGAAGGCAGAAAATCCTTTGATGAAATCGAGGCAAGCCTATCTACTGATCCTACGTTCGAGCCTCAAGACAAAGATAAGAAAGATGGTCCTAAGGATAAGAAAGATAAAGAGTCAGGATCTGACACAGAGGATGGATCCTTTACTGCAAGTCGTGTTGGTCTTGAAGACATAAGCAATAAGATTCAAGATGCTGCCGCTTCAACACAAGCTAAGAATCAAAAGTCGATGACTGACTCTCTCAAGTCGATGGCCGAAGCCCAAAAGCAAACCAGCAAGAAGATGGAAACTGTTGAGGAACGCAACGAACGTCATCAGAAAGAACTTGAGGAATACGAAAAGAAACTTGCAGAGGAACAACGTAAAGGCAACCAGATCGCAAACGAAGGTAATTCACAACTTAACATGCAAACGAATTACCTCAAGAACATCTCAGACAAAGTACAAACGATGGGTGGACTTGCATGAGCATTTATTCTCCAAGTTATGAAGTATGGGAAGAGCATAACACGGTCTCTGAAACTTGGGACGTCAGTAACCGAGGCGCGAACGTTACTTTAAGATGCAATTGGAGTGACCGCCACGACGTTGCAGCTGAGATGTTGGG